TCATCGCTGGCCGCCGTCCTGATTGTCGCCCTCGACCGGATAGACCGTCAGCAGATCATCGCCGGGCATGAAGGGGAACCCCTGAAAATTCAGCGCGTTCGCGAATTTCGACCGGCAGGTGTCGAAACGCTTGTCGCACCCGGCAAGGACTTCGAGACCCGTCCCTGCATCCAGAGGTTCGGGGAAGGCCTGCCAGAGCCGCAGGATAGTCTGCTCGCCTTCCACGACATGCTCCCTGACCGCCCGTTCGAGGCCGGCGCGCGGTCCGTCGGTGACGCGCAGACGTCCGCCCGAGAACCATCCGCTGTCGAATGTGTCGAGGCCCAACACGACGAGATTGCGGTCTCCTGGCACCGCCAGAGAGCCATTGCCGACATAGAGGGGATCGGCCAGGTTCACACCGCAACGGGCATCGCCGAGGGCGGCATCGCATGTCCGCCCATACAGCCGCCCGATCGGCTGATCGAGCCTGTGCTTGAGACTCCTGAACTCGGCCGTATATCCGCTGTCGGACCGTTCGATCTCGCCCAGCGTGCCCACCGCCAGCAATAGCCGGGCATCGGGGACCTCCCAGTCGACAAGCCAGCATTCGAGCGTGGCCTCGTCGAACCGGTCCGCCCGTACGCCGTCACGGTCGATCGCCGCATCGAACACGCCGAGAATGTCGGCATTGTCCGGGGCGAGGTCGCTCGTAAATTCAAGCGCGCTTCCCGAAAGACCGGACTGTGCGCGGAACGTCGTGCCGCCGAACGAGATGTCGCGGTCATGCTCCGTATACCCGATCCTAGTGCCGTCGACGGTCACGATCCGCCAGCAGCGGACGAGGGTCGGGACCTCGCGGTTCAGTCGCTCTTCGGTCAGCGGGGTCAGTGGCCGGGTCATCGGCGCACCTCGACGATCGGGATGTCGGCGACTTCGATCCCCCGCCCCTCGAGCCCGAATGCCAGCTCGTCGCTTTCGAACCGCGCGGCGATATCGAAGAGAAAGCCCGCCGTCACCGCGGTCCCCGCCGGCGGTGGCGTGGCAAAGGTGACGACCCCCGTCAGGTGATCGACGCCGACGTTCGCGGCCGGCGCGCCATCGACCGCCACAACGACCGAGCCGGGCACCGGCAGATCGATGGCGCGGGACTGGGAGAAATCTCCATACGCGTAGGTCTTGGTAAGTTGAAACGCCGTCCGGATGCCGTCGCCCGTGCCGAGAGGCTGGTCCACCGCCGACACATCCGTGTCCGCAGCACAGCTCTTGAAGTCGAACGGGTCGCGAAAGCGAAACGCGCTCGCCTGGCCATTCGCGATCTCGAAGAAGGCCAGCACCGCCTCCGCATCCTCGCGGCAGCGGACGCCGTAGCCGACATCGAAACGCCGCCGCGCCGTGGCCCAGCGGGAGATGCGGCGTTCATGACCGCTGGCGAGCGTCGCGACGTCCGTCCGGCGGACGGGGCCGCCGCGCGCACCGAGTGAGACATCGGTCGGAAAACGCATGTTGAGGAACGGCTCAACCATTGCGCAACGCCCTTGCCAGGCCGCGCTGGACACCCGCGGCGAGCTGTGACCGGGACCGGTTCAGGCCGCCCGCGGCACCGTCACCGCCGCGCATATTGATGTTCACCGTCATCGGCCCCGCCATCGGACGGACGTGACCGGCGGCGCGGGGGACGAACATTTCCGGCCCGCGCTCCCCCACCAGATACGCACTACGGCTGGTCACCGGGCCGCCGCCCGCGCGAGCGCCCGCGAAGATGTCGTTGAAGATGCCTTCAAGCGGCCTGCGGACGAACTGGTCGGCCGCGACGCGCGTGAGGTCGGTCAGGACCGTATCGACGAGGCCCTTGAGGCTCAGCTTGCCAGTGGTCGCCGCGTCGCTCATCGCGTCCGCGATCGCCTTGCCCGCGCGTTCGAAGGTCGTTGTCAGCTCGTCGGCCAGCGGATTGAGGTCCTCCGCCACGAGCTGCTCGAACTCCTCCCGTATCCGGGCCAGATCCTGTTCGAAGGCGTCGGTATCGATCGCCAGCCGGATATTCTCACTCATTCACACCATCCCGTTCGCAGGCTTTCATCAATTGATCGAGGGCGGATCGATCGAACTGCGTCGATGTCGGCGCGGCCAGCGCCGTCGCCATGCAGGTCCATTCCGGTACCGTCAGCTGCCAGAAACGGTCGCTGGGAACACGGCAGAGTGCCGACGCAACCGTCAGCCAGCTTCCCCAGCGCTCGCCTCGGGGCTCCGCTTTCCCGGCAGCTGGCCGGTCAGCACCTCCCGGAACAGGAGGGCGACGGCGCCCAGCGCCTGTTTGAGGCTCACGCTGCCGTCACGGATCCGCGACCGATCGAAGTCCGGCGCCGCGGCATGGGCAAGCACCGACACGATCTCGATCAGCTGTCCGACCGAAGGGTTAGCAAGACGCGTCGCCAGCTCGGCCAGCGTGCCCACATCGAGCGCGTCCTCGATCTCCGCGAGCGCGCCCAGCGTCAGTCGAAGCGGCACCTCTTCGCCGTCAATCTCAATGGTGGTCTGTGCACGGTGTTCCATCACGCCACCGCCGGGGCGAAGCTCAGCTCGCCGGAGGACGCCAGCGAGAGCGAGAATGTCGACTCCCCCCGATACTCGCCCGAAAAGTCGAGATTGGTGATCTGGAACTGCCCCGACAATGTGCCATAGCCGGGTATGACCATGGACCAGTCGGTGGGCTCGCCGGTCCAGAACAGGGACCGGGCGCGCTCGGCAGCAACGTCATCGACAAAGACGCCATTGCCCGAAATGTCCGCCTGCCGAACGCCGCCACAGGGCAAGAGTTCGCGCCACCCGTCGCTGTCCGCATTCGTCATGTCGACCGAGCTGGCGCTGAACGAGAAGGTCTTGGCCCGGAGGCCGCCGACCGTCACCAGTGAACCGGTGCCGTCGTCCACGCGCAGCAGCATGTCCTTACCGCGGGTAATCGTCATATCAACTCCTACTGGACGGCCAGGGAGGGTTCGGTCACGACACGGTATCGTGCCACCCCCTGGAACGTGTCCTGATCGATCTGTTTGAAGATGTCGGCGAAAACGAACCGGCAGGCGGCAACGCGATGCCCCTCCAGCGGGAACGACGAATCGTGGAGGCGGTCATAGATCGTGTCGAGTACGCGCTTGACCTCGCCGCGACCGCCCCACCGGGAATAGGCGTGGAGGCGAACATCGTGCTCGCGAGCACCGTCAACGCCGGCATAGTCCCGGACCCGGCCCGCACCGATCGTCAGTACCGGAAAGACGGTATCGGTCGGCAGGGCGTCGAATATTCGTGCCGGCGTGCCCACCAGCATCTGGAGGCCCGCATCGGTGGACAGGTGATCCCGCAGGCCGGTCTGCAGGGCCCAGGCACAGGGAAGGCTCATGGCTGCAGCACCTCCGCGGTGATGATCTGGTAGCGGCGACGTGCATCGTCCTCGGCGATGTCGGTGATCCGGTAGGTGCGGCCGTCATGGCGAAGACGCATCTCGTAGACGAGGTCGTCCCGGAAGCGGATCGCGAAGCGGCGGCGCGGCAGCGGAAAGCCTGCGAGCATCGCACGGTCACGTCGCGCACTGACAGTCCTGGAGCTGGCCGGTACGGTGGCGCGCTCGTCATAGCTGATCTCTAAGCCGCCGCCGCCATCGGCGACCCGGACCGGCGCCAGCAGCGTGACCTTGTCGCGAAGCTCACCGATCATAGCCGGACCTCCCGATAAGCGGCGAGCAGGGTCTCGGCGCCGTGCGGGACGGAGACGTAGCGCTGCTGCCGGAACAGTTCGCGTTCCTCATAGTAATGTGCGGTTAGGAGGTAGACGGCGCGGACCAGGTCGGCCGGCACTTCTTCCGGACCGGGATAACCGGCCCGGAAGGTCACCGTCACCGTTTCCCAATCAGGATCGCCGCACAGGGTGATGGTGCTGACCCGGCCGCGACGGAAGGTGTAATCCTCGACGTCGAGACTTTCACCGTCGGAAGTCGCGGCAACGACGCTTTCGATCGCCGCGACGATGCCGGGCCTCAGCGGGAGTGGTCCGTCGGGGACGGAGGCCAGCGTCAGCCGCCATGTCTGATCGATCAGTGCCCGATCCAGCCGGCGTTCGATATAGGTCCTTGCGGTCGACACCATCTGCGCCAGCAGGGCGTCGTCTTCTTCATGGCTGATCCTGAGGACGGCCTTGAGATCCGAAAGCGGGATCGGCTCCTGCAATGGGGGGGTGACGAGTTCGAACATGCCATTCCTGACTTACGCAACACAGGGAAGAATGGAGGTCCGACGGCGGGGGCCGCCGGACCCTGGGGTCATCAGGCGCTCATTTCGAGGAACTTGATGGCGTTGAAGTCCTGCACCCCGCCGCCGACACGCTTGGTCGTGTAGAACAGGACGTAGGGCTTGGCCGAGAACGGGTCCCGCAGGACCTGGATGCCGGCGCGGTCGACGATCAGATAGCCTCGGGCGAAATCCCCGAACGCGATTGGCGTATCACCGGTGCCGACATCCGGCATGTCCTCCGATTCCGTGACCGGGTAACCGAGCAGGGTCGCGGGCTGCCCCGCGCCGATGCCGGTCGACCACAGATAGTTATTGTCACTATCCTTCAGCTTGCGGACGGCGGCCGCGGTCTTGCGGTTCATGATGAAACGGCCATTGGCCCGGTAGGACTGTCCCAGCGTGTAGACAAGGTCGATCAGATCGTCGCCCGAGACCGACGCACCGCCGGACGCGACCGTACCCAGTTCATCGACGTCGCGCGTCGCATCCGCCGCCATCGTATAGTCGAGAATGCCGCGCGGCTTGTTGGTGCCGTCACCGGCGATGAACGCGCTGCTCTCCTGCACCGCGAACTCCGACTGCACCTCGTCGGCGATCCACTGCGAGACATCGACGATTGCATCGTCGAGCAGCGCCTGCGTCGTCGCCGGCATGGCGTAGAGTTCCATGGCCGGGAAATCGAGTGCACGGAGCGTAGGCGTGGTCGTCTGTGTACGGTCCCCGGTCTCACCGACCCAGCCCGCGCCGAAATCCGTCGAGGCGACAGGCTTGCGATAGACATTGCCGCTGATCTGCCGAACCGTGGCGATCTGACGGATCGGCGACACGGTCTTCAGGCCGTGATCGATCAGCCGCGCTGTTTCCTCCGGCGCGATGATGCCGCCATCCGTGTCCGATGCCGCGATCGACTTGAGGTGCGGCGCGACCTGATGTCCATGCCGCATGTAGCCGTCAAACGCCTTCTTGACCTCGCAAACCTGGCCGCCAAGCTCGCCGCCGCGGTCGGGTCGCGCAAGTTGCGCCGTCATGCGGTCGATCGCCGATTTCTGTTCCGCGACGGCCGCGTTGAGGCGATCGACCTTCTGATCGACCAGTCCGTCGCTCGATCCGCGCGACTCGATCGCGGCGAGGCGTTCGTCATTCGCTTGCTTGAATGTCTCGAAGGTATGCAGAAGATCGTGCACTGCGTTCTTGAGTTCGGGTTCGATGTGGGCTTTGTTTTCCACCAATATCTTCCTTTCAGGCGGTCAGGAGGTTGCGGGGTTGCCGTGACGTATCGACACCACGAATGCGGGCGCCGGCGGCCATGGGGAATGTCACGATCGAAATCTCCCACAGGTCGATGTCGAGGAGTTCCCGTTGGCCGGTTGGCAGTCGGCGGGACCTTCTCGGCTTGAAGCCGATCGAAAGCCCGTCGATAATGCGGTTGCGGACAAGCTCGGCGACAGCCCGCCCCTGCTCCGTCCTTGTAAGGATTTCGCCTCGTACCCAGAGCCCGAATGCATCATCCCTCATCTCCGCCCATGTGCCGATCGGCTGTTCAGCCGCATGCTGATAAAGCATTATGACCCGGTCCGCGGGGTCGGGGATAAGTTTTCCAGCGCGCGCCAGAGCGGCGTCGAATGCCCCTTTCCTAACGATGTCGCCGCTGAGGTCGGGTACGCCGTAAACCGCCGCATACCCTTCTATCGTGCACGGTGCGTCCGTCCTCATCGGTCCGACTGCTCCCCGTCGAGCTTGCGCTCGATCCTGATGAGGGTCGTCCGGATATGGTCGTTCTGTTCCTCGAGCCGGGCGGTCCGCTCGACAAGGCGGTCGATCTGCGGCGGCGTGTTCTCGAGCTGCGCCAGCCGTTCGGCCGCGGAGCCCGCCCAGACCAGTGCGGCCACCGTCTGGGCGAGAAGAACGCCGGCGAGGGCCAGCAGGAGTTTCGGTTCGCGATCGCGGGTCATGCGACCGCCCCGGGGGTCGCCGGATAGCCCAACGCCATCCGCTTTTCGGCATCGGTCAGGACATCGGCACGCAGGATGGCGTCGAGCCGATCCGTCCGCGTTTCGGACAGTGCCTCGACCGCCGTGATGTCGGGGGCCAGCGAGGTGCGGGACCCGCCAAGGGTGGTCGACAGCATCGATGCTGCCTTGCCGACCAGGGGCAGGACGGTCTGTCGCCAGAAGGCAAGATTTGCCTGCGCGTAGTTCGCATAGGTATTGTCGCCTGGAATCCCGAGCAGCATGGGCGGCACGCCAAAGGCGAGCGCGATGTCGCGCGCGGCACCATCCTTCAGGCGGATGAAGTCCATGTCGGCCGGCGACAGGCCCATGGGCTTCCAGTCGAGCCCACCATCGAGGACCATCGGGCGACCGGCATTGCGGGGTCCCTGGAACGCCTGCGACAGCTCCTCCTTCAACCGGTCGAACTGCTGCCCGGTCAGGTGCGGCGTTCCATCCGTACCGCGATAGATGAGCGCGCCGGACGGCCGTGCCGCGTTGTCGAGCAGCGACTTGTTCCACGCGGTTGCTGCATTGTGAAGGTCGATGGCGTTGCCGGCCACCTGCATCGGGGACTGTCCGTACCGGTCATCGAGCGGGTTGAAGAGCTTGAGGTGGAGTACCGGCATGGTGCCGTCCGGGCGCCGGACGATCCGTCGCGAGCGGTCGGCGGATTTGTAGACATAGGCGGACGGCCAACCGTCATCGCCTAGTTCTATCCGGACACGGTCCGGACGCAGGACATAGAGGGCGAGCGGGTCCGACGGCGTGCCGACGACCTCCAGATACGCGTTACCCCCGATTTGAAGATGTCCGTAGACTTCTTCGAGAAGGCTGACACCGGTCTGATCGGGGTTCGGCGCGGCGAGGAGCCGACAGAGGGGGTGATCGGACAGGCGACCATTCTCGTCGCAGACGATGATGGGTACGGACGCGGCGGCATCGGCAATCATCTGTACGCAGCGATAAGCGATGACGTTCCCGCGAAACCCGGCATGAGCCATCGAGACCCCGTCCCGGCCAGACCAGGCTGGCGCCCCGGGGCCCTGCAATGCGATGAGTTCGGCAAGACTGGCCGACCGTTCGGCCGGCGCCCGGGCCGAAGCCCCAAGCTTGAGTTTCATATTCGGCTCTTCCGTTACAAGAAGTGAACTGCCGGGCGGCCTTCACCGCCGAGCATGAGGTCTGTCAGAGCCCAGACGAGCGCGTCCAGCCGATCGGGACTGGGTCCACCCTGCCCGGCATAGCTCGTCATCTGGTCCTCGAGACGCGCAAGGGGGCGGACGTGGCGCACACGCCCCTGTTCGTAGAGAGCGGCGACGGGCTCGGCGCGGACGATCTTCCCGCGGGTCGCCCTGACCGTCCGCACCGGGACAGACGCGTCCTGTGTCCTTATCATCTGCTCGACCAGCTCGCCGCCCTGATTGACCTCGGCCACGATGCGGTCCGCGCCGTACTGACGATAGGCAGCGATCACCCGCTCGGCCCATTCGGTCGGCCGGCACCGGCCGATCGAGGCATCGGCAAGCACATAGGCGGTAGCCTCCGGCCCGTGGCCCTTCCGGCCCGCGACCACGATCCCGCACTCGTCGGCGTCGGGCCCGCTCGTCACCGGCGGATCGATGGCCACCACGATCCGGTCGAGTTCGTTCGGTGCCGCGCCGCGCGCCGCCTCGATGACCTTCCAGCTCCACAGCGCGCCGAGCTCGTCCTCGATCAGCTCACCGAGCAGTTCCTGCCGACCGAGACGGGTGCCCTCATAGGTGCGAGCGATCTCGCCGAGGAACGCCTCGGCCAGGTTCGCGGCATTGTCGTAGGTGCTGGCGCGCGTGACGACGCTCATGTCAGCCGACAGGAGTTGACGCAGGAGCGGCAGCGGACGCGGTGTGGTCGTCACGACCTGGCGGGGACGGTCCCCGAGCCGCAGGCCGAGCTGCAGATTGCTCCATGTCGCATCCGCCTGACGCCATTTGCAGAGCTCGTCCGACCACGCCGCCTCGAATTGATAACCGCGCAGGCCGTCAGGGTCGTCCGCCGAGAAGGCATGCGCTTCCGCGCCGCATGGCCACACAAGGCGGTGACGCGAGGACTCGTAGACCGGCCGGTCTTCGGGATAGCCGGTATTGAGGAGTCCCGAAGGCCCGCAGATCATCACTTCGCGTACGTCCTCATAGGTTTCGCCAACAAGCGCGAGCCGACGGCAGCCCGCCCTGACCTGTGCGCCGATCCATTCCGCCCCGGTCCTGGTCTTGCCGGCGCCTCGGCCGCCAATGACGAGCCAGGTCGTCCAGTCCCTATTGGTCGGCGGCAGCTGGTCCGGCCTGGCCCATACCGACCATTCGTACGCTGCTCGTATCAACGCCTCGTTCTCGAAGCCGTCGAGCAAGTTCATCTCTCCCGAGACGATCCGCATGGCGAAGGAGTCGGCTGTGAAGTTCTCGTCTAAGGGCGTCGAAATCGGTATCGTCGCCTGACTTGTCATCCGTGAGACTGGCCATGGTCATCTTGATGCATTTCTCGATATTTCTTCCATAGGCGGAGAGGACACGCATCTTCCGATTGGCGGCCATGACGGCCGCCGCGTCGGACCAGTCTGTATCGAGAACGTCAGCAGACAGGAGAAGCGTCAGCAACTGAACGCTTCTTTGCATCTGCTCGCATCGATCGTCAGCCAACGAACGCTCCATCTTCCGGTGATGGAACCATAGCCGAGCGGAGCGGGGTGAGGATAAGTCGCGGCGCTGGCAGCGCCCGCAAGGCGTCAGCTGTCGCGTCGCCCCGTGATATGTCGCCAGAGGTTGCGGGCCCGCACCCGCCTTTCCGAGACGAGATCGGGCGCGACGGCGATGCCCGCCTCGACGACCGTTTCGGCGCGGCCGGAAACCAGCGGGTGCCAGCCTGCAAGACCCCGCCCCTCGGCCAGTCGCCGATAGGCACAGCTCTTCGGCATCCAGGACAGTGCACCGGCATTGGCGGGCGTCACCTGGACGCAGTCCGGCACCAGGCGCTGGCGTTCGTCATATCGCGTGCAGCGCCGCGCCACCGGGTCGAACAGCCGGCAGCAGACATCCGTTTCGTCATAGCGACCCGGCGCATCCTCGTCCTCCAGCAGGACGAGACAACAGCGCCCGCATCCGTCGCACAGGGCTTCCCACTCCTCGGCGGTCATGTCCGCAAGGCGTTTGGTCTCCCAGTAACGGTCGTCATCTGCTGGCAT